ACTGAAGAAGATGGAAGACAACAAGAAGATGCCCAAGTTCCCTGAAGGCGTTTTGAAGCCAAAAATTATGACGGGTTTAGGCGCATTGGGTAGGTCTCAAGACCTTGGGAAGTTGATGCAGTTTGTAGAAATGGCAAAAGTCTTAGCAGACCCAGCCATATCAGGCGAAATAAATATAGCAGATGCTCTATCACGAGTAGCTTCTTCTTTAGACATGGACACCCAAGGCTTAATTAAGTCAGCGGAACAGAAGGCTGAAGAACAGGCAGCAGAGCAAGAGCAGATGCAACAGATGCAACAAGCAGAGATGGGTGGTAAGGCTATTGCCCCCGCTATCAATGCTATGTCTAAACAACAACAAGGTGGTTGATCCCCACCTTTAGAGAGACCTTACTATGGACATACAACTTAGTGGTAATGATTCCCCTGAGACTACAGAAGCTCAAGAAGCCCACAATGCTGAAATGGCAGCAGTGGGTGAGCAACTGGAAAAGAACAACAACCCCGAAGCAGTCAGCGAAGAACGACCTTCGTGGCTGCCTGAGAAGTTCGAGAGTGCCGAAGCGATGGCTGAAGCGTACAACAACCTCGAATCTAAACTAGGGGAACCTAAAGAAGAAGCAGCACCAGAACCCGAAACTGAAGAGGTTCCAGCTGCTGAAGAAGTAGAAGAAGTACTAAACGAGAAAGGCGTAGACTTTAATACCCTTGCGAATGAGTACGCGGAAACTGGTGAGCTTTCAGAAACCACCCGCAAACAATTAGAAGACGTAGGGTTCTCCAAGGAAGTGGTGGACTCATACATTGCAGGCCAAGAAGCATTGGCATCCCAGCTGACCTCCAGCGTCTACGAACAAGTAGGGGGAGAATCGCAATTTACTGCTATGACTGAATGGGCTGGTGATAACCTTAGCGCATCTGAAGTCGAAGCATTTAACTCCGCTATGGACAGCGGCAACATGGGTCAGGTGAACCTAGCAGTAGCTGGTTTACAGGCACAATACGTTTCTGCCGTAGGTAAAGAAGGTATTCGTTTAGAGACACGAGCCTCCACTACGACAGGTGATCGGTATGAGTCGCAAGCACAGATGATGCAAGCGATGGCTGATCCCCGTTATGCTTCTGATCCAGCATATCGTAATCAGGTAGCTGCTAAGCTAGAACGCAGTCCTGATTTCTAAAGTCTCTCGACCGCCCTCAGCAATGGGGGCTTTTTAATTCAATGAAACAAAATCAAACGAACTACCTTTGACCCGCTGCGGTGGATAATCTTAGAGAAAAGTTAGGTGACAGTTCCAGAGAATAATTCAAACACTCTAAACTAATCTTAATTTAAAGGTAATTTATAATGGCAGACGCAACTCCCTCACGCATTGGCTCGGCTCTTGGTGTAGCTGGTACTAAAACTCAACAAGAAGCCTTGTTCCTTAAAGTATTCTCAGGTGAAGTCCTGACTGCTTTCAACACTAATAACATCTTCATGGACAAGCACACTGTTCGCACCATCAGTAGCGGTAAGAGTGCATCGTTCTCATTCGTAGGTGACTACGCTCAAGGTGACGTAGGCGTTCACACTGCTGGTTCTGAAATCAACGGTAATGACATCTTGCACAACGAGAAAGTCGTAAGCATTGATGGCTTGACTATCGCCCATACGTTCATCTCGTCTATCGACGAAGCCATGAACCACTTTGACGTTCGCTCACAGTATTCTACTCAGTTAGGTCACGCCCTTTCTAAGAAAGCTGATGCGGCTATCTCTGCTGAAATCACAGCTGCTGCTCTTAACACCACTTTCGATGACGGTACTGGCGCAGACGCTCGTGACCGTAGTGTTGAGCTGGCTACAGCTGCTGGAACCGTAAGCGGTACTGAAGTAGCTGACCAAATCTTTGCAGCTCTTTCTCAGCTTGACGCTGTTGACGCTACTGGCGAACGCTATGTAGTTCTTGACAACGAAGCATACTGGGCATTATTCACTGGCGCATTGAACGACCTAGCAACTGTTGTAAACAGCGATGCTGGTGGTTCTGGTTCAGTAGCAACAGGTAAAGTTCCTATGATCGGTGGCGCTCGTGTCTACCGTAGCAACAACATGCCTGCTACTGTTAAAGGCCAAGTCTTCACTAAAGAAGCAGCCGCAACTGTTAAGTTGAAAGACTTGTCAGTAGAAGCCGAGTACGACATCCGTCGTCAAGGTACTTTGCTTGTAGCTAAGTACGCGATGGGTCACTCTGAACTCCGTCCTTCTGCTGCTGTTCAGTTCACTAACGCAGTATAACTAATAAAGGGGGTCTCTTAACCGAGGCTCCCTTTTTTTTACCTAGAGGAACCTATGTCACTACTAACCCCAACAACCAAACTGGAAGCCGTGAACACAATGCTGTCGGCCATCCGCGAAGCTCCAGTTAACAGTTTAGCCTCAGGTCTAATTGATGCCGAGACAGCAGAACAGATACTAGACAACGTATCAAGGTCTCTACAAGACCAAGGCCACCCTTTCAACAGGGAAACAGATTACACTATAGCCCCCGATAATAACGGAGAGGTAGTCCTGCCCCTAGAGTTCATCAAGGCAGACCTAGCATCAACCCAAACACAGTACCGTAGTGGACAGAACGAATACGTCCTACGGGGTCGTCGCATGTACGACACAGTCCAACACACGTTTAATATCGGTAAAGAGTTGTCACTAGATGTAGTAGTGCTCTTACCTTTCGATCAACTACCAGAGTCAGCTCGTAGATACATTGCTATTAAAGCAGCACGTATGTTCCAAGAGCGTATCCTAGGTAGTGATACCCTATCTAGCTTCCAGCGTAACGATGAGCTACAGGCACACAACGACTTCATGCAAGCCATGGGTGAGTTAGGTGACTACAACATCTACGACAGCTACGACACTGGCGCAATCACAAACAGACGGATGCGCTACAACTATTTCACTTAGGATATAATTATGCCTCTAGTCTCAGGAAACATCCCTAACTTTATCAATGGGGTCTCCCAACAGGCTCCAAGTTTACGACTGGAGTCCCAAGGCGCAGAACAGATCAACGGCCTATCAGATGTAGTCGGTGGGTTAACCAAGCGGCCACCCACGCAACAGAAGAATAAACTAAAGACTACTGACCCTCTGGGTTCTACTTACCTTAGCGCAGTCGATATAGCTAAGGCTTACATACACACATACCAACGAAGTGCCACTGAGCAGTACACTGTGTTCGTTGTGCCTAGTGCTACGACACCTAAGATATACACCTATGATGTCGATGGGAACCTAAGGTACGAGTCAGGCGTAGCTAGTTGGGATGCAGCTGGTACGCAGATCAATACTAACACAGATGACACAAGCTATCTAATCACAGCTGATGGTCTAGCTAACTTCGACACAACCTCGATAGCCGATAGAACCTATCTGGTTAACAAGAGCGTGACTGTAGCTCAAGATACAATAACTATAGATCCCCCAGCGCGTCCCTATGAGGGGCTAGTGTTCCTCAAGCAAGGTGACTACGAGAGGGAGCATAGGGTTCTCTTGACAGCCACTGACGGTTCTGAAGACGACCACACAATACTATACACATCAGGGAATGACACCTTAGCTACCAACGCAGCCACGGGTACAATCGTAGGTGGCATGAGAGCGGATGCGGAGAGTGGTGCAATAGGCGCTAGGCAGATATTTGAAACTAAGACATCTAGTGTTAACAGAACAACAGATAAAATATTTACAGTAGATCCGTCAGTATACCCCACAGCTGGGGACACCTTACAGATCACTGTAGGCGGTGGTACTATCAGCTCTTCTGACTATACGCTACTTGGCACCAACCAGATACGAATAGACTCAGATAACTTATTCTACATATATCGACGGGGTAAGTCACTATCTACAAGAAGACGTAGGGTAGAATTTACCAACCTAACAACATCTTCTGCCTTCACTGATGTTTACTCTATATACCCCACGACGTATACTAATGAACCCATGTTCGTTGTTTCTACTAATGACAGAGACTTTGCAATGCAGGTCACTGATGACTCAGGCGGCCAGTTCTTACGTGGGTTTAAGGACACAGCTAAGTCCTTCACAGACCTCCCCAACCAAGCCCCTGCTGGATTCACTCTCAGGGTCATAGGCGACAACAACAAAGACGAAGACGATTTCTACGTTAAGTTCGAGGGTGATCTAGGCTCAGGTACTTGGGAAGAAACGGCACAAGCAGGCGGCCTACACTTTTGGGACGCAACAACAATGCCCCACAGTCTAGCACAGGCTGGAGACCTCAGCTTTGGCTTCGCTCCTCTCGAATGGAGTAGTCGAAAAGCAGGCGATGATCTGACCAACCCCTTCCCTTCTATCCTAGATAATAAGATCAATGCTGTATTCTTCCACAGGAACCGACTAGGTCTGCTATCAGGAGAAAACATCATCTTCTCCGAGGCTGGTGAGTACGAGAACTTCTTCCGCACCACGGTACGTACACTTCTGGACGCTGACCCTATAGACGTAGCGGTAAGCCAAGCAGAAGTAGCAGACCTCCGCGCTGCCATACCTTTCCAAGAAGACCTCATTATCTTCTCCGAGCTTAACCAGTTCACTCTGTCCTCAGATACCCTACTGACAGCTCTGGACATTACACTGACCCTGTCGGCTAGTTACAGAAACAACCTGACAGCCAACCCAACACTCGCTGGAGACAGCCTGTTCTTCGCAGAGACCAACGGAGAATACTCAGGTATCCGCGACTACAGGGTATCAGGAGATGCTAAGCTAGTGTCTGCTCCCTCAGTAACCGACCATGTCCCTGAGTACGTAGAGGGTAAGGTCTTACAGATGACAGCCACAGCTAACGAAGACATCCTTCTGATACGCACAGACAAAGACCTAAAGACTGTCTACGTATACAGCTGGTACGACCAAGGCCAAGAGAGGCTACAGAGCGCGTGGTCTAAGTGGGTGTTCGATCAGGACGTAGCTAACGTCTACATCAACAACACTGGGATCTACGTCACGTTTGCTTCGGGTTCCCTAGAGTTCCTAGAGTTAACACCACCGTCAGCCTCTAAGTTTATACAGGATGCTTTCCTGAAGACCCCTGTCGTGCTAACAGACCAGTGGTACATTGAAGATAACAACCCAGCATCAGCATTCGGCTACATACTAGACGAGCGAGGAGCTGGTGTAAACCTGTCTACTAACGTTGACTACGGGTCTGTGAACAACACAGTGTTCTCATCTACTTCTGACCACATCAAGTACATCTTTGTACGCAAGTACGAATACTACTCTTTCGGGGTTTTACAGTCAACCACGGCTCACGTTCATGTACTCACTAATGGCGTAGCTAATCCCTACCGATCAGTAACTATAAACGGTCTGGAATTATTGACAGAAAATTCTGTGGCGCTTGGCACAACGGAAAACCAATGGGAAATAACAGGAGCACAGTCAGACACGCTTTTCCCCACGGTAGGTGTGAACGAGCCTGTTACCTTCAAGTACATAACCGAGGCAAAGGAACTACCCGATAGGTTGTTCTCTCCTCTGCTAGACCACCGAGTTGATCTCACGTCTGCTATAACCACTACCTCTGGTATCACAGATGCCATGGATGTAACAACGGCAACCCAGTTTATCTCCCACAGAGGAGAGCTACTAGGTGTAGGGACAGCAGCGTTACAGGACGTAGTAGACCACCTAGCCCTTACTCACTTAGAGGATGGGGTTGAGGTAGACAACTATGCGTTTGCTGGGGAACCCTACTTGTTCTCCTATACGTTGTCCAAGAGAACCCATAAGGAAGCCGATGGTAAACCAACCCAGCTCTCTAGGTTCCAGTTAGGTTCGATCTCGTTCCTGACTTCAGACACAGCAGAGTACACAGTTACTGTTGAGTCTACTGGACGAGACCCAGTGACAGCTAAGTATACCCCAAGGTATATAGGCAAAGAGAATAACATCATTGGACTAGCATCCATACCAGAAGAGGATGTCTACAAGGTAGGGCTTCAGAGCCAAGCCAAAGAGACAGCCATCACAATCAGTAATGATAGCCACTTACCCTGTACTTTCCAAAGTGCGGAATGGGAAGGCTACATTACCCTTAGAGCACAAAGGATTCAATAATGCTACATTACCGTTTAAGTGAATACTCCGATTGCGCTGAGCTTGCTCCCAATCTAAGACAAGCCGACAAAGACGAAGTATTTGCTTCTAACGGGTTGCAGCCCCTAGAGGCTCTTACGATAAGCTACGAGATGACCGAGACCTGTTACACCATTACAGACCTAGAAGGGAAACCCATAGGTATGTTTGGTGTCTCAGGTAACGACATCTTTGGTTGTCCTTGGATGCTGGCTAGTGATGGCATCTTAGGTATACAAAGACAGTTCCTCCGACAGGGGAGGGAGTGGATCGAACAAGCATCCGCAGAATACCCTGTACTAATCAACTACGTCCACCGTGATAATCATAAAGCTATTAGGTGGCTAAAATTCTTAGGCTTTACCTTCACCTGTCTCGTTCCTGAGTACGGTGTGGGCAAGGAGCCTTTCTATCAATTTGTGAGGGTTACCCCGAATGTGTGATCCATTAACGATTTCAATGGCAGCTTTGTCTCTGGTATCAGCTCAGCAACAAGCAGCTGGGCAGAAGAAGATGTATAAGGCTAACGCTGCTAATGCACTAGACGCAGCCAACGACCAGCTGATGCAGCTTAATCTACAACAGTCCCAAGACGAAGAGAACGCTCTACAAGAGCAGATGGCCACAGACCTCCAGATGCAGCAAGCTATGTCAACAGCTACTGTAGCAGGTGGAGAGTCAGGCGGCTCATTAAACAACAACGCAGCTATTCAAGACATAGCCCGACAGGGTCTTGTAGCTAACTCCCAAGTTACCCAACAGCTAGAACGCAACAACATGCAACGAGAGATGGACAGGAAGGGTGTTATGACAGGTACACAAGGTCGTATCAACTCAGTAGCCAGACCATCAGGCTTCGCTACAGCCCTCAGTATGGGCGCAGGTGTCGCAGGTGCAGCAGCTAGTGGCGGCTATGGCGGTAAGAAGACAACTATAGGAGCGGGTAAATAATGGCTAAGTCAATTCGACAGTCAATCAATATACAGAATACTATAGCTACCCCCAAGGGTACCACAGTGGCTCGCCCTGTAGACACCTTTGTTCAACCAGAGAAGCCCAGAGAACTCCAAACTGCGGAGGCTTTGAAGGCTCTCGGTCAGGGGTTGGGCGGTCTCGCTCAGAACTATAGACAACAGAAAGAACAGAACGATCTCGCTGGTATTGACGGTGAGATTGCAGCAGCTGAAGCATCAGTAGCCGCTGGTGAGATAGACCACATCAGAGACCACGGTGGGTTCGCTCAGTACAGCGCAGCAGTACAGCTACAGCTTAACAGCAGACTAGGACAGAAGGCAGGCACAGAAGCCTCCTCAGCCCTACAGGACTACTTCTCAGAGAACCCTGCGGATCTCAAGGACGATGCTCTACGTGATGCAGCTATTCTTGAGTTTACTCCAGAGTTGACTGAGGGTTCCTCTAGCGTATACAACGGCACCCTATCAGCAACCTATGCTAAAGCAGCAGCAGCCTTAACTAACACAGGTCGCCAACTACGGAGTGAAGAGGTTAAAGCTGAGTTAGCTGAGGGTCTCAAGGTTGACCTACAGAATCAGATTGCTAATCCTGACTTCGATGTAGAAACATGGGACAAGTCAGACATGGTGAAGCAATCAGGTCTTGGGCATGTAGCGATTAAGAACTTGGTAGTGGATGCGTATATAGCTGAAGCTAAAGGCACCCAAGACCCCACAGTTCTCGAGAGACTCCCTAAGTCAATGACTAACATCCTCACCCAGAACGAGATACGTGAGGTAGACGGGGCTATTAGGAACTCAGCTGAGGCTTCACGATTTAGTAAAAAGAGACAGAAGGAGCTAGACCAGAAGATAGCAAACGAAGCTGCTATGCAGGAAATGCAGGAAATCCATCGTGAAGATCCAGCAGGCTTTGATTCAGCTAACTACGTTACTGAGCCTACTGCTGTGTATGACCGAGCTAGGTTGCTTGAGCGTACCGAGATGATTCCTATAGGTTCCTCTCGTAGGTCTGCGGCTGACGCTAAACTCTTAGCCCAAAAACGCTTAGGTGCTGGGGACAACTTAGAAGACATCACTAATCAGATACAAGCTAGTGAGACTATGCGTCAGGAAGATAAGGACAACTTAGTTACTCATATAGAGAGACTAGAAGATGTGCCTAACCAACTAGCAACTAACAAGAACTACGGGTCAGCCATCGCGTCTATCAAGGCAGCAGGTAAGTCAGACTTTTCCTTCGGAGATGAAGCTAGGTTACTACTG